AATTTGACATGTTTATCCTATTGTAATATCTTCCATACCGGCTGTGCGTAATCTTACGATGTGACCCATCTGCCATTGTTTGGCTTCAAGTCCCTTTAGTATACCAAGCCATTTATTACGTAATAATGCGACTTCGTTAATCAACACTTCAAAGTCAATAACTTCATCTTCACCATCTACATACTTTTCTGCATCACGGCTTGTCAATGCTCTATTATACGCTTCTAAATATTTTTGAAAATGTTTTCGGCGAATTCTCCGTAATTGAATATTGAGATAGTTTAATACTGCCTCAATCTCTTGTAGTTGATTAAAACGATGTTCTGTTATACCGGGAATAGCGGCAATGTTCTTTTCAACATTGCCGTATACCTTTACTTCTTGTTTAGCTGAATTTAATTCGGTTTCATAATGTGTTATGAAATCCGGTATCACCGCTAGATTAGCTGTGATCCTTGTATACCAATTTGACATTTAATTCCAATCGTCTTGGTCTTCGTCTTCTTCGTATTCTTCGTAGTCATCTTCAACATCATGCTGTTCAACATAACCTTTTAATGCATTAAGCACTTCTTTGTCTCCCCTGAACGCATCTTTAATGCTGTCAGCCTCGTAGTTGTTATCAATCAATAAATTGACTAGTGTGTCTGCGGCTTCACTTCGTTCATGCAAATCAATGTGAGAACGTAGTGCATCCCAAACTTCAGTAACAAAATCTAAACTCATTCTGTAACCTCCTCCTCCGGTGTTACATTACTTATCTTTGTTCCTGCCTTTTGACTATACTCATTCATAACCTTGTCTAAGCATCCGTCAGTATTTGCTTCCCATGCTTTACGGAACTTTTTAATGATTTCACCATCAAGTGTAGTATAGACTAATGAGTTACCTTCTTTCTTAACAAGTTCAGCCTTCTCAATCATATCTAATAGACCTGAGTAAGGGCTCATTCCTGTTTCATAAGGAATCTTAACTTGAACACTTTCAAATGGTTTTGCGTAACGTGTTTTCATAATCTTACATGCCGCACGAATACCTCGCACATCACTAATCTTATTACCATCTTCATCTTCTTTGAGTTTTAGTTTCTTCATAGCAACAACGATACTTGATGCGTACACAAAACCTTGACCACCTGAGATTTTGTCATCTGGATCAAACATATCTTGTGATGCATATGTGTGATTAGTAGCAACTAAACCAATGCCCAATGAACCAAACATGTTAACACAGTTACGAACTAGTGCTGTTAGTGCTTTAGGCTTACGACCCATATCACCTTTCATATCACCTGCTTCAAACTGATTAACGTCGGTTGGTGTTAATAGCATACCCAAACTATCAACTACAAACAATACCTTAGGACGATCTGTTTCTGGTAATGCTTTGTAATCTTTAACGAACATAGAAATAGTTTTTCCTACTTCGTCAATCATAGCCATGTTAAGTTTTAACAGTTTATTTTCTGCGGTGTCTACACCAAGTGCGTGTAGCCATGCTTCGTCAAGGGCATTCTCGGAGTCAACTAAGACTACAAAGATTCCTTGTTCTTGTGCGTGTCGGACGAGGTTTCCTGAGCAGATGAACGATTTTCCGGCGCCTGACTCTCCGGCAAAGACAGTAACTTTACCAAGAGGTACGCCTTTATTAAAATCACCGCTAATGAGATAGTTGAGAGCATAATTTCCTGTTGAGATCCAATCAGTAGGATCGTTAAATCCTATTGATAGACCTTCAATACTTTTTGTAATGTCCTTACGGAATTTACTTACGTCAAAAGGTTTTGCCATTTTAGCTATCCATTTCCATTGAGAGTGCTTCTTTGATTACTTCAAAAAGTTCTGCTTCCGTATTGCACATAACTTTATGGTTTTTCCAATCATTCTCTTTGTCTCTTCCGCTGACTTCAATCATAAAGCCGTTATCATAACGATAAACTGTAAATGATTCGTTTACTTTTGCTAGTTTAGTTAGTTTTGCCATGTTATATTCCTTATTTGTGTATTCCGTTACTGTATAGTTTATCACTAAATGATACTTTATCAAGCAATTCGGGGGAATCTTCTGCCATCCGATCAAGTTCATAATCACTTGGAAAATGACGTAGTGCTCCACGTGCCCGATCTCTGATTAAACTAGGTACTCTTGGCGTTCTGCCAGGATCACATAATTCTTCCATCAGTTTTTTAGCCTGCTTTAAGGCTCTATATCTTTCGTCTGGTAATGTCATAGTGTTCTCCTAAGATAGGGGCCGAAGCCCCCACTATGATTAAGACTTATTTTGTCTAGCACGGATCATTGCTAGAATGTCTTGTGCTTTGTCACTGCTTGTTGCTGACTGTGCAGGAACTACAACTGGAGTAGATGCTGTTTCAGGTTCATCCCAAGGTGTGCTTGAAGACTCTGCTACGGGTGCTGTTGCGGGTGCGCTGGTTTCAATAGTCGCTGGTCGTTTTTCCGCTGTCGCTCCTGCAGGTGCTTCAACACCATATGGACGATAGTATGCACCCCAACGTTCAACATCATATGGTTGACCGTCTACAGATGCCTCAAACATTTCTTTGATAACACGCAGTTCTGCTTCACCTGGTTTCTTAGGCAAGAAATCTGCCAAGTTAAACAAACTATGTGATTCAATTGCTGATGCCTCTGCTTCTGTTAATGCAGATTCTTTACGTGCCCAGTTACTAGTTGAGTAATCGGCATATCCACCTTTACTTGTTTTCTTAATATTAAAATCAAGACCACGTAAGTAATCTGTTGGCAATTCTTCCATCTCTGGATCCATCAAACTTGATTTGATGATAGTAAAGATTTGTGGGCTGATAACAAATCTACGAATTGGATTCGCAGGTGTCTTGTCATCACCTAATGGATTTTGTTTTACAAAACCTTGGAACAAATAACTACGTTTCTTCCAATACTTGTTTGCCATTTCTTTCAATGTCTCATCCTTATACCAAGGACGAACTTCTGCTAGAACAGGGCAACTATCGCCATACATTTCCATGCATGGTACTTGTACGTCAATTTTCTTAACGTTGGGATCACCTTTAACGCCATTGAATGGCAATTTAATGATTTGACGCTCAACCCAGAAGAATTCATTCTTACTGTTACCGTCTGGCAAGAAACGAATTGAAGCGGTTGTGCCTTCGTCTATATTCCAGTGGGGGTAGATTGAGTTATCAGATTGGGTGTTAGAACCCTTTTGCTGTCTGTTTTCTTGTGCCGATATACGGGCACGAATGTCTGCTAATGATGCCATGATTTTATTTCCTTATAAATTGAGATGGTCTCGTTTTAATGTCGCTACTCCCAATGAGTAACTAACACAAGAGTAAGTATAGCATTACTTTCTTCTCATGTCAATAGTATTTATGCCAGATATGGTAAACCTCACATTTTAAGTGAGGTTTATTTACCCTTTATCTTCTATGATTCATTATGATTAAGATACGGTCTAAGTCTGATTGACCTTCTTTAACTTTTTCTTTATCAAGTACCTTCTTAGCATCATCTGCCATCTTCTTAGGAGTGATAGGTGTTGCTTTACCTTCTGGACCCTTCGTATAATCATCACGTCCTGGAGGGGTTTGGCTCTTGTCCATTTCTGAGACTACAGCTTGGTCAACCGTGTTAATAAAGTTTTCATTGGCACCAACTAGTTTGCCAATATTGTTATTCTTAACCTTTGATGTTGGACCTAATTGACCTACACGTTTTTGGTCAGCATCTAAATCTTCATCAACTTCTTTTTCTTTCTTTTCGCCTTGACGCTGTCCTAGTTCATCGCCATACTGTTTTATCTTTTCACGGAACTTTTTGAACACATCGTCATCATTGTCCTTAGGTGAAGATTTAACAGCATCATACTGACCCATATCAACTTCTTCTGATACTTCATCTTCTTCTTTTTCGTTAGGCTTAGCCATATTTGGTTTACCATGTTGTGCATGTGATGGGATGCCGGCTTTCTTTTGTAAGTCTTTTAATAAATCTTCATCACTACCGTGACCTAACTTGTTCAATACTTTGCCACCAACATTCTTAATAGTGTCAATAATACCTTCATCAACACCACCCAATGATTGTTCAACTTGTCTGATCCAACCGCTAACATCACTAGAACCAATTTCATCAACATCACCGACAAAATCAGCAACATCATCAATTGCTTGCATAATTGCTACTGGGCCGTATTTCTTTAATAAATCTGAACGTTGTGATAATATTCTGCGAGTGATAGCTCCGGCTACTGGACTATCAACATCATCAGAACCATCTAGCATTCCTTCTTCTACACCGTGCTGACTCTCGCCTATTTCAAGTTCGCCACGACTAGCCATTCGGTTTTGTAATTTATCAAGTTTGCCTGCCTGTAGCATACTATCAAATTGTGGTAGCATTTGAGCAAGAGTAGCAGGATCCATTTCAATATCAAATTGATTTGATAGTATCTGTTGCCAATTTAGTATTCTTCTTTTTTCTGGTGTTCCTGTAGGAGCCATGACTACTGCTTTTAGATATGCCATTGCTAAATCTGTTTTGCTCGGTTTACCTTCCTGCACTAACTCATCTTCTTCAGGGATACCGATTGCGTTGTTGCTTGTTAAACTTTCTTCTTCGTCTACTAGATTGCCTTCATCTTTTGCTCTTTTTAGCATATCGATTCTGTCTCTAAAACCTGCTATGCCTGATTTGATATTTGCGGCGTCTGCTCTATCACCATAACTGGCTTTCTTCAAATGCTTTAATGTAGTTTGTGCTTGATGGCTCTGTGGAGTACCATCTTCACCCTCACCTAAATCATCTTCCGGTGCATCTTCACCATCGTCATCACCAAAAGTGTCGTTACCCATGTCAGCATCTACTGGTTCTTCACTGGCTTCTGGGCCACCTTCGCCTTCAATCAAACTATCAGCCCATTCAGCTAATTCACTAACTTCTTTCATTTCAGCTACACGTTTCTGTAATCTGGATAGTATTGGCATTACACTTTCAATGCGAGGGTCTAATGTTTCTTGTACAAACAATTCATTTAAATTACTTGTATCTGTTTCATCTTCCATTAATGGTGGAGTCCATGATTCAAAGTATGCTTCGTAGCCGCGCTTACCAGTCATCTTACTCAATGACTCCCGTAAACCTTGATAGTGATTAATTGCTTCATTAACTAATTTTTGTGCTGATTCATTGAATTGATTGTTACGTGTAGCACGAACAAAGCCAGCCATCTTTTGATATTCTTCACATAGACCTTGAATGTGTCCCCAACGGTCATCATTAACTTTACCACCTTCAGCAATGTGTCTAGCATACACCCGTGCAATACCAGGCTTCTTAGTATCAAGTAAGAATCTTTCACCCAGTTGATTTTCTAAGAAAATCTTGTTAATGTTACGATAGCGTTGTTCACCTTCTTCGATTTTACGAGTGTGTTCAATAACAATTTTAACGCTAGGTACATTATCGCTGTAACTTGCTTTGTTACCCATTGGGTAATAACCTTCTGCTATTTTGTCTTTTTTGTTCATGTGGTTTCTCCGTGCCATATCGCCCTCTAAATGGGATCTGTCTTTTAATTTCCAGCTTAGTTGATTATGCATTGCCCAAGATTTTAATTGTTTGAGTAATCCAGTCCAACTATCATCATACCCTATATCAGGAGTTGCACCTGATGGACTTTCTGTTACATCATCATTATAGTAAACAGTTAATGCGTGATTGTCGTCAATTGTAGCAAAAACAGTTCCGTAATCTTTTCCGTCCTTACTAAAGGTAAACTTGAATACATCAGCCTCATCTTCTACTGGAGTAACGTTTCCTTCGGCATCCAATGGTTTTGACTTGTATTTTGATAGTCTTTTGTAAAGTTGTTTGTTAAGAGTTTCTGTATTAATTGGCATGATAATATATTTATCTTAAGTATTAACTAATCACGGCAAAGAACGGTAAGGGAGCTATCATTTCGTCATGGTCACGTATCTGATTCTCTAAATCAAAGTGATAGTCTCCCAACTGCTGTAACATGCGTGTCACTAACAAACTAGCCATAATCAAGTCATCGGTATCGCCAATTTTAGCGGCATAACTGCCACCATGGGCTACGAATGCTTTTAATTCACTGATAAGACTACGACTATTTACGGTCATTTTCTTACTCTCAACCAATGTTTTGAACTTAGCACAACTTGCTAGCTTA